AATCCCCAAACGCTGTTTCTGCGTCAATCAGTCCCATAGCAAATAAACCACCACCTAAACTTTGCTTAAACTTAAAGAAGGAAACCTCCAAATCATAAAAGAAACCTCTTACCTTATCCCATTCCTTTATTACATAATATGCAGTTGCAGCCATCGCAACACCAAACAAACCAACTGGAGTAACTAAGTATTTTAGATAACCACCTAAGTCTATAACTTTACCAATTATAAAAGTAAGTGGACCAGCTACCGCTGCAATGCCACCAATAGCTAATATTGCAGTTTTAACGTTTGAATCTAATCCTATAAATGCCTTCATAAGATTGTTAACATACGTTATTACTTTTGTAAAATATGGCAATATAACAGACCCGAAAGTTTCTCCAATCTCTTTTAACGTACCTTGGAAAACCCTCATTTGGTTGGCAGCACCTCCGCCAGTCCTTGCAAAGTCGCCTTGTGCATTCGTGGTATTTGCCATTACATAATTGTACCTAAGCAGAACCTTTTCACTTTGTGTTAAATCCTCGTAGTTTCCTTTAAATCCTTTTGATAAGGCATAAGCTTTTAGATTCGCTTCGGTCATTACTATGCCGAGCATCTTTAAAGATTCCGTTTCTCCTGTAAAGATTCCTTTTAGTGCCGTATTAGCTTGGTCTATACCTATGTTTTTAAATGAAGCTAAATCTCCACCTAAAGCAACCAATGAAGTAGATAATTGAGCAGCTTGTTGTTGTGTCAAACCCATTGAGGTTGACATATCGCCATAGGTAGCAGCCATATCCATAGCTTCACTCTTAGCAATACCAAACTGTGTTAATGATGTGCTTGCAAATTGCTTTATAGCGTCAGAGGATTTGCCAAAAGCAACATTTACTTTATTGGTAGATTCTTCTGAATCAGAAGCTAACTTAATCATTTGTTTTGACAACAAAACCAACGGTGCAGTAATAGCCAAAGACATCATAGAGCCTATACTCTCCATTTTTGAGCCAAACTCTTGAAACCTGCTTGTAGCCCTTTTTAAACCTTCATTGAGGTCTTTTAAGTCGACACCTATACCTACTTCTAATTCTGCTGCCATTATCTATTAACTAATTGTTCAAACAATGCAATACTCTTGCTTTCATCTTCTATCACTAATTTATCAATTGAAAGGGGGACTAATTTTTTTGGGTCAATAGTTTTGCAATAAGGGCTTGTATTATTTATCATAGCCATAATCTCTCTTGTATGCAGCCATTTAACATCTTCCCTCCTTTTGTAACCCTCTGAAAGCATAAAGAACTCGAATAAAGTAAGTTTGATTATATCCCTTTCCCTTAGTTCGAGTTCTCCATAACAATAAAGTAGTATATCAAAATGACTCTGTTTTACGCTTGCACCTCCGCTATTGTTTTTTTTTGTTCCACTTTTTGAAACCCACTATAAAGGGCTTCGGTCATATTCTTGATGTTGGTTTCATTTAATAAACCATTTACATCAATTTCTAAGCTAACTTGCTTTTCTGTTAACTCAAAAGGCAACTTCTGATAAGCGGCGTAATTCTTTGCAGCACAATATATTATTGCCATAAAATTTCGCATCTTAGAAACCAAGTCCGTGTCGTCTGCCATTGACTTCTCAAAGTCCGAGAAACTAACACCTTTCAACTCGCAAAAATCAAGTATTGCCATCATGCCAAACAGACACGTTAACTTTACCTCTCCTTCTTCGTTTTTGAATTCTACTAAGCCCTTCATATTATGCTGATAAAGTTGCTACTGTAACCGCCCCTGTGAACTCTACATCACAACTAAATGTGGCTGCCTCGTTATTGCCAAAAGTCAAAGGCAAAGAAGTTAAATAACCACTCCATGCGTAAGTAGTGTCACCCACGTTTGCAGTCTTGAACTTGAATACAAGTAAAGTCCCTGCTGTAAAAGCAGTTGTCAAAGCCCCGATTTGGTTAGCAGAACTAAAATCTGTCTTACCTGAAATTGAAGCCGTGCCACTCTTTAATCCGTGAATCACTTCTTTCCACCCTGCGGAGTCCTTTGTTGTAATGTCGATAGTTTCAGCAGAGAAGTTAATCTCGCATGAATCTACGTGTGCTATAAGTGTATCTGTGCTACTTGCAGTAGTGTACACCTTCATTTGTTGAGCATTAAACCTTCCCTGTGCTGCCATTGTCGTATAATATTAATTTACTTTTCAAAAAATTTATGTTGTAAAATTGAGACTACTCTGTAATTTGTCTCACTGTCCCCATCGTTAAACCCATCATAACTACCTACCAACTCCACACTAACAAAGTTAAAATTTGTAGATGTTAGGTTTACATTTCCTGTTGTTGGGTGTATAAGAGTAGTGATACTGTTCATTATCTCATCCGCTTGTTTTCTCCCGCCATACGGAACTACTACTTCTGTATTTACCTCTACGTTTAACGTTCCTGTTCCACCAAACCCATCCTTTGTATTTTGGTCGTTCGTTTGAACGTATGAACCGATAATTATAAAAGGTCTTGCAGAACCTATTGGTGCTTCCATGTCATAAACTTTAATTGGGTTTCCTGATACAGTAATATTATTACCTATCGCATCAAAGTAAGCCTTTCTAAGTTCATATCCTGCCCATTTCATAACTTCATATCCTTTATAATCTTTTTCAACTTGTTTCTAAATATCGCCGTATTCCTCTGACTGTAAAGCAGTATTATTAAGGTCACTTGAACTTATAGCGTTTATCTTAAAGAAGGTTTCTACTAATCCATTTGCACCACTAACAACCGAACTACGGCTATTTTCAACAACAAAAGGCTGTATTCCTGCCTTTAATTCTTCTACCGCACCCGAATACCCATCTACATAAATATCAATAGTACAATCTGTGTCGTAAAATGATTTGAACGGAATAGTGAATTGTTTAGCCATTGTACTTTTTATCTTTGTAGTTCATATATCCCTCTAATGCTCCGTTTGCAAATTGTACTTTTACCGTTTGCATTGAATTGCTCCCACCATAAGGCGAATAACTTCTTGCGTTTGTTGTTGTGCTACTTCCTGTTGTAGAGCCTGCAGAATCTGCCGACATTGCCATACCTCCTCCCTTCATTGCTATACCTGCTCCCAACATACCTAATGCCGCACCCCATTGAACACTCATTCCACCAAATGTAGCTACATTACCCAAAGCCAATGCTGCAACCAAAGGAGCAGCTATCCCTATCAACATTGCACCAATAGACTCTAAGACTTGAGCTATCATTTTTTTAGGGTCGAACTCAACGTCTTGATTAAACATATTACCCAACCCTGTTGCAAATATATCAGCAAGTCCACCTACCACCTCCGATGTTATCGCTTTTAATACCTCAAAGTTCTTTGAAATCCATTTACCCAAATCAGTAGTAAAAGCAGTTATACTTGGCTTAATGCCACCCTTTATTGATTCTAATCTATCTTTTAATCTTTGCGTAGATGCCTCTAAATCTCCACCAAACAACTGATTAATTAAATCTTTGTCTTTTGCCCCTTGCTCGCTTAGTGGATTTACACCATTCATCATAGGTGCAAGTTTCTTAATATCCATTCCGCCTAATATGGCATTTTGTGACCTAAATATATCCTCCCAATAAGTTTGAATATTAGAAAGACTTGTTTTAGCTTCTTGGTCTAAAAGTGCTATTTCGAATGAATAATCTTGTACTGCTTTTATTTCATCGTCACCAACTAAAGGGGGGGTACTTGGTTTGCCATTGGCAAATGCTTCTAAGTTTTTAGTGGCTTCTTCTAAGTGTCTTGTTAATGTACCGGATACAAAAATTCCGTCTTGGTTAATTTTATACCATGTATTGCCGTCTAATTCTGTTTCTTGTACTAATTCAAATTTTGCCATGTTGTTTTGTTTTTATTTTGGTGTATCAATAAATTTAATTTCCTCTCCAGCTATCAGTCCATCAATAATTTCCTCTATCATTTCCCTTTGGTCAGGTCTTAATACGGATACCTTATCAGTTATTGCCGGTACACAAAAGACATCACTATTCCATTCTTCCTTTATACCACTTGTAACATCACTTGGTAATATTGGATTGCTAATAAAATCCCTATATATCCATTCTATTTTATCAATATAGGTTTGAAATAGCTTACTGCCTTTTGTATTGGGGTTATCCCTATTAAAGTCCTTCAAATGCTCTTGTGCCATTTTTAAGTGGTGTATAGAGGATACTATATTGGAGCTTGATTTCATACTATTGGAGCAGGTTTTTTGGTATATACTGGGGTTGGGTTGTATCTTGTAAATTCTTGTGGCGTTATCCACCTATCATTGTGCAGATATTCCAGCTTACCATTCTTAATTCTAGCGGTGGCGTTTCTTATTGCGTCATTCATGGCAATATATTCAGCTACGCTATATACTTTCTTTGTCATGGGGTTAGTGTTTTAATTTAATTAAACGAAGGTATAACTATTTTATTATAGCAAAATAAGAAATTTAATAGAATTAACATTTAGTTGGCTAAATAGTTATTCCAGCTTTGCTCTTGTTTGGCTTTTAAATAGGCTATTTTAAGGGCTTCTATCTTTCCCTTAGCAGAATATACATTTTTAACTTTACCGGCTTTAATGCGGTTGTTTATAGCCTTTATTTGCATTGCTATCTTTTCGGGTGTCATGGCTTAATCTTTTTGTTGAAATTCATCAGGCAAATAAATAGCTTTACTCATATGAAGGAAATAGAATTCTCCGTCTTGGTCGTTCTGTATTTCCGCAAAATAAACTACATTATTTACTTTGTATACGGCCTCTTGTGTTCCCGTATCTTTAACGGCTATTAACTTTACTTCGTTTGGTGTTCTGCGTGGTTTTCTTAGGTCAATCATGGTTTGTTGGTTTTAATGGGTTTTTTACTGGTTTTTTTACTGCGTATTTCATTTAGCCATTCGGCTACCCCTCTTTGCCATTGGTCTAATTCTTCGGTGGTTTTCCATGCAGTTGTTTGAAGTACTTGTATTTTACTGGTTTTCTTTGTCATGTCTTAACTATTTACTTCATCTCTATAATAACAAGCTATTCCAATAAGCCTATTTATTAATTCTTCCGGTGTTTCTCTTGCCAATTGGATATAATCGGCTGGTGTTTCAAATTCATCACCGGCTAAGTCGATAATGGTGTCAATTACGTTTTGTCTTGTTTCTTGTGTCATTTTAATTTAGTTTAATTTTATTTAATTTGTTTTCAATTCTTAATAATACCCTATCAAATTCTTCTTGTATAAAAGGGGTGTATTTACTTTCATATTTACCTACTGGCTCATAAATTGGTTGTGTTGTATATTCATAAGTATGTATAATATAAAGCTCTGCCAATTCATTTGCCAATTCATTAAGGTAAAATGTGGCTTTTGGTGTTGCGTTTGTCATGGTTTAATTGTTTTTAATATCTTCAAAATTGTTATTTGTGTATCCCGTTTCTTTATTACTAAGGTCTGCACATACAAGTAATACGGATAATGTGGCTAATAAAATGGCTGCGGTCATTGTCTTATGGTTTTAATGATTTAGTAAAATTATATCTTTGCTTTATTTGAGCAAAATAAAATACGTTAAAAATTAGTTAATATCTACGGATTCAAAATATAAAATATCAATAAGGGTTTCGGTTGATAATTGGCGGATATTAAAGGTTTCTTCGTTTCCTTCTTCATTGTCTTGTGCTTTTACCAATAATTCCCCGTTATCTTCGTACAATTCAGTAATAAAATAAGTTGTTCTTTGTTCGTATTTATTAAATTTATACGTTTGTGGTAATTCGTAGCAAACTTCCCATAAGTCCGACAATTCGCCATTAAAAAGTACTTTATTTTTTATCTTTTTTAGGTCTTTTATTACGTTTGCTCCAATTTCGTTTAATTGTTCGTTGTAATTTTTCATTTTATTAGGTTTTATTGGTTTACTGGTTGTGGGTATTTGTTTTGTAGGTAGTTAATAATGCACTCATAAAGTCCTATATTATCAACATTAAAAGGGCTTTGCTCGAATTCTTTATACATTAAAATAGCTTCGGGGTATTGGTAGTCGTATTCTAAATTTGCAAAATCAGGGCTATAAAGTGCTAATAATTGAGCAAATAAATATTCTTCGTATGTCATTGGTTATGGTTTTATTGGTTGTTAAATTAGTTTGCAAAAACTTGTGAGCCGAATTGCAAAAGATACTTTTTTGTGAACGTATGGCAACCAATTTTTACTTTTGTGCCTACTTCGTTAACTTCAAAATTTAGTACTTTGTCCCCGACTTTTAATGTGTTTTCCTTAATGCTATAAAATAGGCGTTTTGCTAATTCCAGCGGTATTTGTACGGCTTGTGTGGTTTCTATTCGTGCGGCGTCTTTGTTTAACCTTAAATAGTCGGTTTCTATTCGTGTATAAAGGCGGCTAGTTTTTCCGTTTTTCCATTCGGTAAGGGCTTTTTTATGTTGCTTTTTTAATTCCGCCTCCTTTTTAAGCCTTTCCGCCTCTAAAATGGCTGTTTTTTGTTCGTGGTAGGTGTTATACTCGTTTTTGTCTTTAATGCTTAAAATGGCGGTTAAATTGGCTGGTAATTCAAGCCCAAAAAATTGGGCGTACTTGTTGGCTTGACTATTAATGTACTCTAATTCGTTAAGGTATTTTTCAGGCTTTTTTGCCTTTGGTAGTTTTGCCGCCACTAATTCAGCGTCAATTTTCCACCTATTAAAATTCTCCTCGTGTGTTGTGTTGGGGTTGTAGCATTTAATTACGTTCAAATGGCTTGCCGCTTGTCTTACAACTGCAATATGTTTAGAGGTTGTATTGCTATAACCACGAGTAGTAAATAAAACGGCTTTTTGTCCGTTTACTTCAATATGCTTTGCTATTGGGAAATGTCCGCCGTAACTATAAATAGTTTTGCCGTTAAAATAAAAGTTTCCACTATTTCGGGCTTCATCTTGTAATTGGTTGGCCCAAAGGTGAGCCACTTGTGAAATGTCGGTAAATACTTTTTTCATGGTTTAAGGTTTATAAGGGTGTTTTAAGGTTGTTTTATTCGTTGTCGGTATACTTGTAAGCGTCAAAAGTTTTCCCCGTTGCAGTGCGTACAAAAGTTCCATTTATTGCGGTTGCAATATCATAATAACAATTAACGCCAATGCCACCCGAATAGCCTTTATAGTTTATAAGGACGGCACAACCGACCGCCTAACTTCGTACGCTTCAGGTTGCGGATACGATAAAGAAAGTACCGTATTGGCGGACGTTTTCAATAGTGTATTAAAATATAAAAT